CAATTCGCATTGGGTTTGGCACATCTATTCTTACTATTCCATCTGATGTTGGATTAGGAAACGCTAATCCTGATAATTCCATTGGAATTGGTTCGTTCACAGAAGTTGTAAGTACACTTGGTGTGCGTATTCCAACATGATAGCCATTCTTATAACCAGCAACTACTTGACCGAGAGTTGCATTATCGTTTCCACCACTAACTATTTTTTTCAATAGATATGGTTGGGTGTCTCCTGCTATCATGGAAGTGAAAGCAAGAAACAATACAATGATATACTTCATTGACATAACTCCTTTTTTAATTAATATTGTTTATGGATTTGGGTTCATATCCCTAATTATCTCTTTTATCCAATCGTAAACTCGTGTGTCATGTGCGTTTACTCTCCATTCTTTTACAATTCTATAATCCATGTCATGAATACCAAATGGGCGAACATCTGAAATTATAGCAACCTGACCTGTTTCAAATTGAAGATGCCAAGCACATTTTTCTACACCATCAAAATCGTCACCATAATCTGCCGCCAAATTTGGATTACCAAACGCTCTAACTAAATGTTTATAATCACATCCCATAACAGCAACTTGCGGTGCTAATTTTACTTGAATGCTTTTACTTGTCCTATATTTAGGATAATTCATAACAACCTCATTTTATTTTTATAATCGGTTTCGTAAAATCCGGTTCCATTTAGTATGGGTTTACTTGAACTGAACGATTCCACTTTTATTAATTCACATTTCTTACCACAATGACAATTTTCTGGAATTGAAGTTGTTGATGGAACATAATACTCTTTTATATTTCCACATTCTTCACACTTAAAATCATAGATGGGCATAACTAAAAACCCCCGAAGAATCTTTTTATTGTTAAATCAATTATATATATGCCAACACCAATCGGTAATGCTAATATGAATGTACTGATAACAACTATCAGAAAATACATTGCATATAATATAGGTGTTAATATACCAACACCAATAAATTCAAATATTTTATTTAACATAACAATTAAACCTGTTTGATACTTTCAAAAACCAATTTGTAATCAACCTTATTTAGATTAATTATTCCTTTCAAAAAACTTAAATCTGTACTTCTTAAATCGAGTTTAATGTATCGTTTAAGATTATCATGTATTAATGGACATACCGAAGCAATAAATTCAGCTTCATCAATTGAACTATCACCCATACTAAATAAGAATAACTTCTCATCATCTACTATTCTATTTAATTTATTTTTTAAGTCATCGTCAAGGGTAATTAAATCAATAACAGTTCTTGTATTAAAATTCATAACTCTGTTCAATTCCTTCTGTTGAAAAATTCAAAAATGATTTTCCAGTAATATAACCATAACATAACGCTTTTATCTCATCGTCTGTAATTTCGTTGAGTCTATAATTTTCCAATTCATCTTTTGTAATGTTTATATAGCTACCATCACTAGCAATAAAACGCCAACCATCCGAAATTAAAAATGTAGTTATCATAATTTCCTATAACGCTAAAGTGTCTTCTTCATCTTCTATGAAGTAATCAAACGCTTCGTCATCATCTTCCCATTCATCATCACCATAAACTACACCATCTTCATCAAAAGCTTCGTCTGGAAATTCTGTATACGCTTCTGTTTCTTCATCACTAAAGTTCATCTCCTTTTCATCATATTCAATCTCGTCTTCAAACTCAGTACCCATGTCTTTGTCTCCATTATAATACTTAATATAACCGTGAATTGCTCTTAGATAATCTTCTGCTATTGTTACTTTTGATTGTAACCAATCTTCAAATTGATCGTGTTCATCAATCATTTCATAAATTTCTTTTGCATTACTCATAATAGAAAGTAGTTGCGCTTTGAACATTTTACCCTCACCTTCTTTATGATATTCTTTTATTAAATCACCCTCTGTTATTTTAATAATTTTTTTTGCAATTGCAAATCTTTTTGGATTACTCTTAACAACATTTGCTGTTTCAATTGCTTCAAAAAGTATACCAGATAATTCTTTAATTTTCTGTTTGTGTTTTTCTTCTCGCAATACATCTCGTATTTCTTTTATTACGAACTTTTTAATTTCGCCCATTATACTCTCCAATGAGGTTACAAATATACTAAAAATTTATGAAATAAACAATACATCTTAATCTAAATCTTCATCACCAAGCAATTCATCAAAATCCAATTCATCCATATCTGGTTCACCTGTAAAATCTTGTTGACTTACTCTCGTATCAATATCTATAAATGAATCTAAGTTTGGATCTCTTTCCTTTGAAATGTAAGATTTTCTATTCATAATCGGTTCGACTATTGCAACAAAATCTTCTTTCTCTGCATCGGTAGTTGGCTGATATAACTTATTTTTCAATTTGTTAGTATCTTTAGCAGTTACCATAGTTACTCTGTGTCCAAATACATCCTCTCTCATCATATCCATTATGTAATTAGCGTCATTAATTTCTTTATATGGATTTTTCTTTTTCATATTATATCCTATTAATTCCATCTAAAATTTGAGGAGCAATCGGTTGCGGTAAATTGTCTTTGGTAAACCAACCTAAATCTTCATGTTCCCAATCTATCTTTATAAAAAATCTACTTTTAGTTCTGTATAAAAAAAGAAAGTATAATCTTTCATCAGCGTAGTATCTATCAATACATATTAGTTTTTCATTCTTTGGTATAATGTGTGTTGTTTCTTCAAAGAACTCTCTACGCGCGCAATCTTCTAATGACTCTAATTCGTTTACATTTGATTCACCAGACGGTACTGACCAAAAGCCACCAAGATATTCTGCCTTTGAAGTTCTTTTTGTTAAAAGAAACTCACCTGCACTATTCATAACAAGTACACCTGACGCTGCTGGCTTCTTTATATTAGACAACTCGTCAGGTGTTATGTAATTGATATTATTCATTTGCTCTTAGTGATTCTGGAAATTTACCATTTTTTAATCTATTGTAAATCATAATGAGTTCAACTTCTGACATATCATCTAAATGTTCTTTACCAACAATTGTCTGACACCATGACATAAAATTTTTATCGCCATCCCATGCTACATCCATCTTAGTAGCTATCTTATGTATAGATTTAGGTGTCATCTATTGTATGGAAACATATCATTTAATTTTTCTTTTCTTTTATTGCAACCGCAATCTTCTTTACCAACTGCATGAGCTACTGTTTCAGCAACTTTATCTAAACCTAATGCATTTGTAACTTTAGCAATAGTATCACCGAATCCCGTTGATTCTTTATTTCTAATTTCTTCATTCATCATAACACCTCTTATTATTTTAATGTAATTAAATATTTGAGTTTATTAAACTCTGCTAACATTTCATCTCTTATGTTCAATAAATCTGAATCTGCATTTGGATCGAACATAGTAGAAAACCCAGTCAAAAATGTGATGGTTTCTTCTATAAACGAATTTATATCTTTCTCATTGCTATTATAAATCTTCATAGGCATTGCAGGAACACGTCCATATTTACCCATCAATACTTCCACGAATGTATCAATTAAATCAGTAATTGCGTCATAAGTACGACCGTATGCTTGATGACGTGCGTATGATTTGGTTTGCCAATGGAAAAAACGAAGTTGTGTTTCAACTTGAACTAATTGCGCTGCTACGTGATGCATCAATGTCTCTCATATTTTTTTAGAACATATAACTATAAATATATCGTCAATTATTATTATTATAATTTTATCAAATTATTCTCATAGTATTTTACCTTTTTAACACTTACATTACAGAAATCAAGTTCATATTCACCGATTTCTATTTCATTTGCAGTCAAAACATTTGGTAAGTGTATTATCATATCTCTTACCTGTTGTGTCCAATTATTCCCATCAAATTCAAAGACAATATCATTATCTTTTTCTGCATCAATCGAACGGATTCTATATGATAAAGCAAACTTAGTATTTGGTTGTTCCTTATCTATGTAACTTTTAATCAATTCTGAATCTAAATCTACATAAATGTTCGAGCAGAATATTTCAGACAGTTCTAATAATGGTAATGTACAATTACGTAGAACTATACCAATATCATATTTGTGAGTAATTATTGGTTTCAATAGTTCATCATGCAAAACAAAACTACCCCACTTACGAATAAAGTTTCTAGTTGAACGTAAGTTTTGTTCTTCCCATTCTGAACTATTCTTACCTGGTTCAGTTAATGTTGGATTAAATCTACTTCCTCTGCAAGTCATGTGATATACAAACCCCTGCCATGTTTGAATAAATTTAACACCGTTCAATTGAAACCTATTGAAAATATCACTATCTTCTTTTGATTGAGGAGCATACAATGGATCATGGCCACCAATTTCTTGAAAATCAGCTTTCATAAATGCCCACGGTGCGAATATACCTTCCGTTGTTTTTTCACCAATTTGTAATAAATTTAATTCGGATAATAATTTTTCTTCATTAAATTCTTCTGGTTCAATTCCACAATCCAATAAAACTTTTTCTGGACCGTTAGGATGTAAAGGTGGTTCAATTCTCGTCAATGAAACAATAGTTTTAGGTGCTATATACTTTTCAATAGAATCCAACGCACCTGGACACAGGTACATATCGGCATGATAAATCATACATATATCATGTGAAGAAACTTCATTAATTAATTTATCGTATAAAATTGTATGACCAATTCTTGTTGGTCCATCATTACGAATGGCTTTGAAGTTAGAATCAACTTCCATTTTCTTTTTACACCATTCCCATGTACCATCATTACTAAAGTCATCTGCTACACATATTTCTACTGTATGGTTTCCTTGATTTTTTCTTATTGCATCATACGACCATTTAAGATATTTTAAATTGTTTCTTGAAGGTTGAATAAAACTTATCTTCACTATAAAACTCCTTATACATTTTTTTAGTAATATCACTCTGCTCTTTATAAAAATCGCTATCTTTCTTTAATTCTAATGCTAACTTACGTGCTGTTTGTAAATCTCCAATATCAACTGTAAGGTTTGGGTGAAGTATTTCTTGCGTGTCTAATCCGTTATAGCCAATACAAGGAATACCAAGATAAGAACAATTCAATGAAAATGTACCCGCTGCATGAGTTCGCATTAAATGAACACCCCACTTAAATTTATTTAGTGTGTGAATCCATTCTTTCCAATTCATGTAAGGTAAATGTTTAATTAAATGTTCTTCGCCGTCTTGCCGTCTGCCCATAGACGGTGCATGGACTTCATCACTTAAATCATAAGCAATTATATATGAATCAAATCCACCATACCAAGATACAAAATTTCCACCTATTATAACACCACTTCTTTCTACACTTGAAATATCACCAACTGCTTCTTCTATCATGAGTGATGGTAACACACGAACATCGGGATGGGCAGTTAATCCTTGATAATACGTTTGATCAACTTTATTGTGAGTAAATATAATATCTGCTGAAGTTAATGTGTTAAAATACCAAATCTGTTTTGCTAAATCGTAATCTTGCCAGAACCAATTTGGTCCTTCTTGCATTATTGCGACTTGCTTACAACTTAATTTTAAGTCATCTATATTAAAGTTTGGATTATTCTTAGGAATAATAACTACACCCAAATCATATTCTTCATTTGGAATTTGACCAATGGTATAGTGAGTTGCATTCAATGCACACATCCAAGCAAATTCAGTTCTCATATTTTCATGTGTTCTCAGTATCTTACCATTGAACTCCATTTCTGTAAAGAACGCTATTTTCATAAAACTATTTTGGAAAGTGAAGGAAACATAGGGTTAACAATTTCATACTGAACGGTTTTTTATATGTGTTTATAGAATAACTCGATTCAATATTTGGTTCATTAAAGATCATAACGTAAATAATTTATAGTGTGTAAATAATTTTCTCTTATAGTTTCTTTGCTTGTTGGATACATTGGTGTGCATATTACATTTGTGTATCTACATAATGTAGTATTAATACCGCTTTCATAACCAATATTAACAATTGCTCTTGACTTTATATATAACTGAACTCGTAGTGGAATTTTTATATTCTTAAAGTTTCCTTTAACATTAACAAAGTTAAACATAGTTTCATTTATGTCTTTACTTCCATAATAGAAAAAAGGTAAATCTTTATATAATTCCAAAGCACTAATAAGTAATTCGTTTACATTATCGTCATAGAAATCTTGTATAGTATTAGTCAATAACAATGATCCAAACTTATCTCCACCAATATAAGAATTTATTATTTCATTTCCTAATTGTATTTCTTCATGTGTGAAATAAATCTCTGGTAAATAATCTTCCATTTCTGAATCTGTGAATTGCCAAAACTTTAACATTTGTTTTACAAGTGGCACTTCTGGATTATCTAAATCATATATTCTATAATGGTCATGGAAAACTTCATCATCTATATTATCTATGAATCCATCAACCCATGGATTGTTATGAAATATTTGCTCAACATTCTCAAATGGATTATTCCATTGATTCCATGTGTTTCTACCTGCAAACATATTAGTTAATAAATTAACAGATGGTACATACACTTTACAATCTGGATATTTCTGCTTTAGTAATCGAGGCATTGCTGATATAATTCCCCAATCACCCAATGAGTTGCAAGTTCTTAATACAATGAACTTTTTATTTTCTAAATATTCATCTGGTATATAAGATGGATCATTTACATCAAAACCAAGTTTGTCAGTTTCAAATGCGTGTCTAATTGTGTTATCGTATATTCTATAAAAAATCGCCATAATTAAAACCTTTTAATTGAACCGTCTGAAAAATAATAAGTAACTCCTCTAATACAACATTCCGCAATGTTATAGTATGGAGTTAGAACATGACATTCTGTATTTGTTCCTGATATTGCATCGGTAACTCCTGCTTGATAACCGATATTAAATTTTGCTTTACTCTTAACATAAAGTTGTTCACGTATTGTTAAATCTGTTTTAGAGAAATCAATAGCAGTATTAAATCGTTTCTTCCACTTTGTTGTTTCTAAATCAAAAGCGTTGGTGTAATAAAACACAGGATAATCGGAATATTGTTCAGACGCATTGAATAACTCAGTATCATATTCCCATTCATTTCGATACTCTTCTATTCTTGCAGAAAATAATAAACAACCATACTCAGAATTTCCCATATGTGATTTAATAAATGCGTCACCCTTTTCTTTTTCTTCATTGGAAAAGTATAACTTAGGTCTACTATCAATGGTTTTTAACTCTTCTTCTGTGAACCCAAACCTACGAAGTATTTGCTCTGCTAAAGGTTCATCACATGAACGAATATCACCGTTTGGTCTTTTAACTAAACTTGTGTAACATCTTTCATGGTCTGTAAATATACTTTGGAATTCTCCAAAATTATAATAATAATCTATATGTGGATTATTATCATTAACAATATGAAAATTTTGTAAACCATTATTAGTTCCAGATGAATAATATTCCAAACCAGCTTCACCAAAAAACTTAAACAAATATTCATCAGTTGGTAAAGCTATTTGTATCTTAGGATATTTTGTTTTCAACGCTTGAAAGATTCCACTTGTTATTGCATAATCACCAATAGTGTGGCACATTCTTAAAAAAGGAAACCACCCATCATAATCATCTGGCAATCCTTGAATAGAGTTTCTTTCTTTATCTTCCTTGGAAAATAATAAGTAATTAACTTCATCCATTACAACAACTTTATCATCTATTATACGATAGTGCAACATTATAAACCACCTGTTAATTTAATAGTAGTTCCATTAACATACGTATTATTTATTAGAAATTCAATAGTCATTGCTATTTCTTCTGGTGTACCAAGTCTTTTCGCAGGAATTGATTTAATCGTATTCTTTAGAAACTCTTCATCTAATGTATATGTTAATCCACCGTCCATATACCCCAATTGAATGCAGTTTGCAGTTATTCCTTTTTGTGCATTTTCAATACAAATTGTTTTTACAATATTTTCATAGTATGCTTTTGCTGCTGCATATAAGGATGTACCAATAACATTTTTATCAACCGTTATACTTGAAGCAAGGATTATTCTACCGAAATTTCTTTCTCTCATATTTGGTAGTGCGTTTGCTATACAAGTAGTAACACCTCCAATATTTATTGCTATCTGTTTGTTTAACTCTTGTTGATTTTCTTTGTACTTATGCAGGAAAGAATTAAAGTTATAATTGGAAAAAATAACAAGTACATCTAAATCTTTATTACTGTTAAAGTATTTTTGTATTTCTAATTCTTCTTCAAGATTAACCAATCTTGAACCAACTGGCTTTATAGTATGTGTTCCCAAATGTTCTATAACTTTTGAACCAAGTCCACCTGTACCGCCTAAAAAAACTATCTTTGCCATACATCACCCAATTATATGATTTAATATATCTTTGTTTGTTAAGTCTTTATCTGAATATATTCCGTTAGTAGCATCTGAGAATAAAGGAGAGTAGTAATGATTACAACCTTCAAAGTAAAAATGAGTAGCCTGTGAATGACGTGTTAAATTTTTATCAATAATTTCAGCACCGCCGTGTAATAAATTAGCAGCCCAAATTAATGTTTGACCTTTTTTACCTATCCATTGTTTCTTGTTCTCACTCATTGTTTCTACTAAATGAATAAGAAAGTTTTCATACTCAGCGTAATTTTCAAATTGATTTCCAAACTCAACAACTGGTAAATTTAAGTTTTGAAAGTTGTAATGCGGATGTTTGTGGCTACCTGGTACTATATTCAACGGACCGTTTAGTTCACTCATATCTTCTAAAGCAGTCCAAGTTCCAACCATCCATCTTTCTGGTTGAGTATAAAAATGAATAGAGTCTTGATGTAATGGTTGATTACTACCCTTCAAAAAATTTATAGTTTGAAACGGAACTGGTTTTTTATTATAAAGGAACTCAAGTGTTTTCAATATCTTAGGATGCTTTGCTAAATCTAAAACATACGGGTTAATTCTCCATGCTTCAAAAATTCTAGGTGAATCTGAGTAGTGGTATCTTGAATCTTGAGTTGGTAATTTATTTAATTCATCTTGAACGCCACTAATTAAATTACTAATAAAATTATCATCTAATTCTAAATCAATTACAATATACCCATCTTTATTATACTTTATTAAAGTTTCTCTTTCTTCTTCTGTGTAATCTGAATTGTTTAATATTTTTTCAAAAAAAGGAGATTCAATCCAAGGAATATCCATTGCTGTTTTTTCTGTGAAATAATTTTTCATATTAATCCCCAACTGTGTATATAAATTTTTTATTTAGATTTTCTATTGTTTCAAATCTACGTTGACTATTATGCTTTGTATAATTTGCTGCGAGTGGTGAATACTCTGAGTGATTCATTATAGTTTTTCCACCATGAATAAAAGAACTAGAGAAAATAACTTCTGCATTTTCACTACCCAATGTAGAATCTGCAATATCATACTGTTCTTCAAACTTGGAATACGAATCTATAATACGATCTATATCAGAATCAGTATATGTTTGTTTCATCCAATCGGTAGAAACCAAACCACATCCACCACCACAATGTAAACTACCGTAATTACTTATAGGTGCTAAAGCGATAAATCCCAATTGCTCTTTATTTTTTTCCCAAAAATCTACGAATGATTTCATATAATTTTCGTGATAAATTATTACATCATCTTCAGAGAAAAACCAATAGTCATATTCATCTTTCAATTTTGAAAATGTTGTAAGATATGCACCAAATGATAAACCAACATTTTCTCTCTTGATAACTTTAATAGTACCGTTCTTTGTTTTCATTCCGTCATACCGATCAAGTGAATTATCTAGTTCTGTATTAGATTTATTCACAACAAATAAAACATCGGTATCTATTCCGTTTTCAATATTAAGTTCCGTATCTATTATTGCAGGAACTAGCTGAGTAATATTCTCAACATTATTACTACTTGTTCTTCTCCAACCAAACCAAAAGCATATTACTTTACAACACTTCATATATTTTATTCTAATGTTTCTTTAAAAATTCATCATCTTGTGCAAATTTAAGTACGTTCTCTTTGTTTCTTGTTTTATGAAACTTCAAAGGATTTCCAATCCAAACACTCCATTCGGTTAGTTCAACTTTAGGATAAACAAAACTTTTAGCACCGATAGTACATCCTTCTGGTAGATGAACGCCTGGAAACAACATTGTATCGGAAGCGATGCCTGAGTGATTACTCAACGTAATATCTCCTCTGAATATTTTATTACTTCCCCAAAACTCGTTGACTGGACCAAATTCCCCACTATAATCTTCAGAAGCACAGAATAATTTAGAACCGTACCCTATGAAAGTCCAATCACCTAAAGTAATTGTGTGAGAAGCACCACCACCAAGAACTGCATGAGAACAAATCTGGACGTAATTTCCAACTTTTAATTTAGTTGTTATTAATGTAAATGGGTCTATTCTAACATTATCACTTAGGTAAACTTCTTTTGGATTTGTAAATACAACATTATGTCCAATAAATACGTTATTACCACAGTACCCTAATTCTTTTTTAATTTCTTCATTCCAACCAATCATTGTTATTCCTGATTAAAAACTTCTATACATAAAACATTTCTATCATTAATCATTATCCAAGTACCATCTTTTTGTTTGAATTTTGTGAATTGCCCTTGGCGGATACTAGCAGATTCTATGTTGTGAAATGTTCTTTTCTCTCCACCAATAAAATGAATTATTTGAGTTACATAATTTCCAACAACATCGCTAACAGATGATTTTAAATCTACCGAAGTATTGTTATACATTACCAACCTCACCCATTTCAATTACAAATATATTATGAACATGATCGCCTTGTGCAATAAAATCAGAACACTTACTTAATTTCAAATTATTATCAGTACAACAATTAACTAAGTCATTTTCTCGTATAAAACTAACTCCGTAAAATCCTTCGGATATTTCTGGTTGATAATTATGAACTGTATCTTCTTCTGCAATAAAACATGAAAATATAATCTTTGCTTCTCTATTTGTTTCAAACAAAGGCTTCAGATTAAAAATTATATCTTTAACAGCATCTATTTTCAAATGTGTAAATATAGAAATCAAAACAACACAATCTATTTTGTTTTTTAGAATGGAAGACAAGTCTTCATTTATTAATCCAAAATAGTTTCTATCATCGGTTAAATATTCTTTTGCTATATTAACTCGTTCAATACCATGAGTTGAATTTATTTCCAATCCATAGTATTTGTAGTCACTCAATCGTTCACTAATAAAATTAGCTAATATTCCTGCACCACATCCATAATCTAATATGGAAACACCATCTTTGAATAGTTCACGAGCTGGTTCTAAAAAACATGACATACCTATTGAAGCCAATGGTTCTATATATGTTCCACCGTATAATATTTTTGGTGGATTGTCTATAATAGGTTTTTGTGATTTAATACTCCAAAACTCTTCCCAATGTTTCATTACCAACCTCTCTTAATACAATCAACAATATATTCACGTTGCTCTTCTGTAACCCACCAACCAACAGGAATGCATATCATATCTTTAGTTACCATTTCAATATTCGGTAATTCAGTAACGAATTCTTTAACGCAAGTATGTTTATCGTTTCTTTCATGTACTCTACTTGTAACAATACCACAATTGTTCATATAACGCATAAACTCGTCTCTCCTTTCTACTCGCATTGTATATAACCAATAAGCAGATTTTTTTCTTGGAGAGTTTTCTAATAGTGTTACACCACTTATATTTTGTAATTCTTTGTTATAAAACTCAGCGTTATCTCTATGTTTTCTGATTATATCATTTGCGTGTTTTAGATTTTCTATACCAACCACAGCAGAAACATCATTCATGTGAAACTTAAATCCCCACTCTTCTATATCACTTTCACATCTAAAATCTCCTCTTGATCCTTCTCTATCAATACCATACCACCTTTGTAGTTTACCACGTTTGTTTAACTCGTTATAAGGACACAACCAGAATCCACCATCAATTGAAGTTATGTGTTTAATCGCTTGCATTGAGAAAGTTGAAATGGTATCGAATGTACCAATTAATTTGTTGTCCAACTTAGAACCAAATGCGTGTGCGGAATCATCTACTATCATAAATGAAAAACCGTACTTAGTATGAAAATCTCGTCTAATTTTTTCAAGTTCAACCAAATCAACAGGATAACCACCCCAATGAACAACAACAACAATCTTTGTTTTTTCCGATAACTTTAATTTCAAATCTTCTAAAGATATGTTCATTGTGCTTGGATCAACATCAACCCATTTAATTTTCAAACCGTTTGCTAATATTGGCCAATTTGTAGCTGTACAAGTTAGTGGTGTTGTTAGAACTTCATCCCCTTCTTGCAAGCCTCTCCAATCATACCAAGATTCACCCACATCGTATGTTGTTGTAAGTCTTGATGGTTTCTTGAGGAGGTGATAAATTAAATGTTCTGCTGAAGTTGCTGAGTTAAATGTTAAAACATTAGAAGATGTAGTTTCAAAGTAAGAAGTTAGATTGCGCTCTAACTCTTCTACCTTTGGACCTTGCCCGATGAACCCACTTGTAAGAACTTCTGTAACTGCCTTCGGTGCAGTTTCAGACATGAATACTTTGAATAAGGGTATTTTTTTCATAACAATTCCTATATCTGACTATAAAATTCATTTTGTTTTTCTTGACGTTCTATCGTTTTGGGATGGAACAGACAATATTCTATTTCTTCTGGTAGAACGGCATACGTATTGAAACCACTCAACCTTTCGTGTACTTTGTTTTTCCAAACAATAGATTCGCTATTCTTGTAAATTCTTGTTTGTAAATCTGGCCAATTAACTCTACCTTCTTTATCATAGTTCCAGTTCCACTGCTTTATATGGTCTTCAGTTATACCATCAACAGTATTCCATCTTGGAATTAAAAACATATCAACTTCTTGATTCTCGTTTAGAATTTCATGTATATCTATCATTAAATTTTCAGCCGGTATTTCATCTGCATCAATATTGAAAATCCATTTTTTAGTACAATGCTGTTTCAAATTATTCTTGAAGTTAGAGAAGTCATTGTTTAATGGGAATTCAACAACGATTAAGTTTTGTAACTTTCCTTTATATTGGTTAACAACTTCTCTTACTTCGTTAGTTACAGATAAACTATCTACCTGTAACACGATTTCATCATTTTTAGATATTCTTGAACTAAGATAATTTAATAAAGTATTTAACTGAGTGTGTTCATTACAAGCAGTAATAGTGTACGAAATCATTTAGTTTCCCCTGGACTACTAATTTTTTTAAGTTTAGGTAAACTAAGAGCAATTCTGTCTGCAAACTTTGGTAGTTTTTCATCTAACATAGTTTCAAATTTTCTACACATAGAACTATATGACCAAATACTTTTTAGTTCACGAATACCTATTTTAGAATTTTGTAAGTATTTATTATAATTTTTATGAACTTTATTCATAGTTTCTGCTGCATATTGATAATCTACTGTAAACCAATGTGTTCCTTTATTTATAATGGTATCCCAAACCGCACTTGGATGAACTTCTAATAGAGTGCCTTTTAATGGAATATGAGATTTCTCATTTATAAAATCCATATGTCCACTCCAACCCGAAACGATAATAGGTTTACCAGACGCCATAAATTCTGCAATTGGTCTACCATATCCTTCACCCTTCGTAAATGAAACCATAGTCTTTACTTTCTTATGATTGTAAAGAGAATTCATTTCATTATCAGTTAATTCACCGTGAAGTAAATAAATCTCTGGTAAATTTTTCTTTTTGCTCATTCGTTTAATAAGATTTATTTTATCCATTACTCTACTTCTATCCGAGACAGAAAATGTTCCACTTGTGCATTTCAAAAGAAGTGCTGGTGGATTTGGTGTATCGCCAAATGTTTCACAGAAAGTGTAAATCAGTCCAGAAATATCTTTTCTATCTTGACCGAAATCTCCTTTAAGCCAATGTCCAACAAACAAATATACGAAATTGTTTGGAATCAAATCCAATACTTCTGTTATATTTTTTTCTAAAGTATTATCTTTGTTGTATATATCAGTTCTAACACCTTCATGCAAGACTTCAACTGGTGTAGTTATTTTAAGACTTCCTATTTTCTGATTTGTTTGTTTATCCATTTTATCGTATTGAGTATTATCAAATACCCACTTAGCGTGTTTGGATGGAACAATAATCAAGTTCATACGATTACAACCATCAACCCACTCAGCAGAACAAGCGTCAGTTTCAACACCAGCGGTAATTCCAATATTATATTTACCAACTGCTTGGAATTCATTTGGAATAGTACATTGCATCCAAATGTCTGGCTGTGATTGTAAACCTGGAATTATTAAATCTTTAATTTTTTTCATATCTGCATTATCCGAATCCAATACATCCATGGGTGTCTCGCCCCAATTTATTGATATTACTTGTATATCAAACTTATCCATTTCTATAAGTGATAAAAGTAAATCCCTCGCATGAGAACCATAACCACTCATAGTTGCAACTGGTCCACAAAAAGCTAATTTTGGTCTATAACTCATTATTTCCTCACACTAAATGTAATTCAAAACTTTTTCTTGGTACGAAATTTTCAAATGTATCGTTGATACTTGTTGAAATTCGCTCACACATATTATTTCTTGACATGCCAACTTCTACATTCATAATAAATTCCCTTCCCTTTAATCCTGCAAATGTTCTATCTTCCTTTGAAGTTTTATACCACTCATATAATGCTTGACCAATATCTCTAAAATCTGCTCTATCATCAAAAATATAAGGAGTTGGTACTGAACCTTGTAATGAAATGTTTGATGGCCAAACTGGTTTAACCCACTCACCATGTTCTAAATGTCCCCATTCATCTTTTCTATGGAGTGTATGTATTTTCAAATAATCGTCTGGTGTAAAGTATTGATTGGTTTCTGGATTAATGAAACCACATTGGTCTTGTAACCCGCCTGTAACGTTTACTACAATCGGAGTACCTGCTGAAATTGATTCTGCTGTTCCTAAACCAAAACCTTCATTTGAAGCCATGTTAAGAACAACATCAACTGCATTATATAGAACATTTAATTTTGTAGATGGAACTATTTTATCGTCAAATAAAACAGTATACTCACCACAAAGTTCACCAACTAAAGCAACTAAGTCTGTTCCATTTGGATCCATGGGTTGGGTGTGCATTAGTAATACACAATCTTCTGCAGCATTCCCACCGTTTTTATCTACAAGTTGACAAAAATGTTTATAAGCAAGAACAACATCACCTGGATGCTTACGGTGAATGTTTCGGTTGTTCCACATAACAACGAACTTATCATCATTGCCATTACGAAGTTTATTACGTTCTTCTTGTAATTCATTCCATTGATTATTGGTTGATGCTTCATTTATAGGATAAAATATATCAGTATCTATTCCGTGTGGAATATAAGTTATTCTATGCCTTGGAACTTCTTCACCGAATTTTTTTAACACTCTGTAATTAATACCATAGGTTTGTTTTGAAATTGCCATTAGTAAATCACAACTAGCATATGCTTCTTTATTCCACATGGGGTCTGTTGGTGTATCACCAACCAATCCGGCACCGTCCCATATATTCAAATATATCAACGGCATTTTTTTACGAATCTCATGTTCCATATTATATAACCATCCCCAAAATCTTGGGTCTGTGAAATGTAATATAGCGTCTGGTTTTTCCGCATTAATTATTCTACGAATAAGAAATGGATCACCATATCCATCGTTACAATATATTTTTATATTTGCCGTATCATCACCGCTTCGTTCTTTAGCATCTTGTGATAAATCAAATATTTTACCTTTATCTGGATGATTAATTGCTGCACCAACTTGCACCCAATCAAAGTCTCTTACTGTGCCTAGAACTAAATCACGAGACACAGTTGCAATTCCAGATGTTAATCTTAAATCATCTGATAATAATAGTATCTTTTTCTTTGCCATACATAACCTTTTATTAATAATATACTTATATAGTATTCGTAACGTAACTTCCCGATAGGTGATTCTGAATTAGTTTTTCTAAAAGACCACTAACTTTGTATCCATTACTGTTACAGTAATTTAACATTTCTTCTTTTATTCGCATTCTAATTTGAATACTTGAATATTTAGATTTTTCATCCACGATTTTCTCCAATGTTTATATGAATTCCATACATACATAAGTATGTACTAATTATAGAAAACAGTAGAAAATAGTAGAAAATATTTTAGAACGGTAGGGTATTTCTTTTTTCTTTTGGACATAGTTCTTCAGACTTGTTGAAATCACAAAATTTACAATTATAATAGTCATTACCACCTTCTGGTGTATAAACAACATCTAACTTAAATTCACCGTCTTCTGTAAAGTTGGTGGTTATAAATTCGTGTATTTCTTTTTGAATTTGATTCTGAGAAACTTTTCCGTGCGATGGTTCAAATCGTTGAACTCTTTTTTTCATTACTTCATATTCAGCATCTTCCCGTATCTTTCTTCTTAGAATAAGATATTCAATGTGAATATTTTCTGGACTAACATTGTATTGTTTTGCGTAATATGTTTTATACAAAACAAGTTGCGATACTTTTGCTTTATCATTCTTTTGATACTTACCCCATCCGCCAGTACTTGTTTTGAAATCGTAAATATAAATCTCATCTGTTTTTGTATTCTTTATTACCAAGTCCAAAAATCCAACAAGTCTTACAGTTGAATGAGTTTCAAGTGGAATTATATTAATAGGTAATTCTATTCCAACTAACTCATAATCTTTCTTTAAGAAGAAGTCTGCTCTATGCGCCTTGAACCATTTTAGAATTTCAATACCATCATTACAATACTCAGCAAGTTCATTTTGATTTGAGAAATGTACACCATTTGTTTCAGTAAGTATTTTTTTATAATGTTCCTTCAAACCATTCTGAAGCATAGTATCTAATTCTAAAGCGTTGGCTTCGTTTATTGATTTTTCATATATAGTCTTTACATATTCTTGCAGAACTTCATGCATTACCGTTCCAAACAACATTGCTATGTTTGGGGTAAAAATACCAACCTTATCTTTGTAAACAAGTTTCCATCTGTGTGGACAACCTTTCCACATTTGATATTGTGAAAATGATATTTTTTTATCAGACATTTTGTTTTTTTGCCCTTAATGGTACGAATAAATTGACAATAGGTAAGTTACCAGTATCATAGAATACACCACTAAAGAATTGGCCTGCTGTTCTTAACATAGCATCGTAATCTAATACACCATATTGGTTTACGGACGATTGCATTATCTTGAAAGCGTTTGGATTTTTGATAGCAAGTGAATCTGGATTTGTTTGATACTCCTTCAATACCTGCGATACGTTTAGTATTCTAGTACCATCATATTCTGCTGCATATAAATTATTACTCTTAACCATATGCTCAACTTTATTTAAGTCTGTATAGTAAAATACTCTTGGTACTTTCGATAGTCTATAATCATTACGTGACCAAGAGGATGGACGTTGACTTGATAATGCCGGATCGAGAACTGCTACATTTCCTAAATCTTCTTTTGAAAAGTGATATAACATAACTCTACCACTAAGAGTAAACGCTTCCATTATCAAGTCTTTTAGTTTCATCCAATTTTCTCCCATTCTAAATCTTTATTTCCAAAATGACCATACTTGGCAGTCTGTAAATAAATAGGAGTTTTTAATTTTAATCTTTCAATGATTCTACTTGGAGTTAAATCAGCATGAGTAAATTTACCAAGTCCATATTCTTTGCCAGTTGTTGGATCAAATATACGATATGAAACAGGAAACTCTTCACCGATTACATATGCTAATTGAACTTTAATTTTATTTGCTTTTGGATTTTCATGAAGTGTTGTTATAGCGATATGACGAGCCATATAAGCAGCACTTCTATCAACTTTACTTGGGTCTTTGCCAGAGAAAGCACCACCACCAATTTCACAATCAGCACCGTATTGATCAACTACAATCTTTCTACCTGTTAATCCACAGTCAGAAACTGGACCACCAACATTCCATTCACCTGCTGGATTTATATGGTAAACAGTTTTATCTGTAAATAGTTCCGCAAGTTCTTCTGGAATACTTTCTAATACCGTTGGTAAAATATCAGAATGGAAATACTGTCTAAGTTGTTCAAGCGAAATCATTTCAGAATGACAAGTTGAAAATACAACAGAATGAATACCTACTGCTTTATTATTGTCATACACAACAGACACTTGACTCTTCATATCGGGACGAAGTTTCTGTACATGACCTAATTTACTACCTTTTTTTCTAATATCTGTTGCAACTTCAATTAGTTTTTTAGCCAAGTAAATTGCTATCGGCATATACGTTGGAGTTTCACGAGTAGCATAACCAAACATAATACCTTGGTCGCCTGCTGTAACAACATCTCCTTTATCAACTGCTTGATTAATCTCTGATGATTGAGTTGATATATTGAAATGAATACGGCAATGGTCTGAATTAAAGAACGGTGATTCTTCTTTTGTATAGCCAATGTCTTTTATAAGTCCTTTAATTAATCTAGTTAGTGATAATTCTAAAGTTCTTTTATCTTTATCAACCGTTGATTTTATTTCACCAGAAACATAAACATCACTATCCTTTACCATTACTTCACACGCAACTTTTGCATCTGGATCTCTTTGTAAATACCAATCAAGAATTGCATCTGAAATTTGATCAGCTATTTTATCAGGATGACCTTCACTTACATATTCCGAAGTCCAAATATATACACTCATTATTTACCCCACTTACCAGATTGAACAAGTTGTGCGATAATTCCATAAACAGAAATATCTTTGAATGTATCATTTAAAGATTCACCAACTGCATCCTGTGAACCAAACATAATCATTTGTTTGTATCTGTTTATTTTATCATTAATTCTAAAGAATAAACCTTGTAAAGAAAGTTTACGATCATCCTCTCTCTCAAGATTACTCCCCATGGAAATATTATCTGGACCATAGTTCTTTTGTTTTCCACAGAATAGTTCGTACTGTTCTTGCTGAATACGTTTAAATTCTTTAGTCATAGTAGGAAACTTTTCTTCCATTTCGGAAACAACACCACTTTGTTTTCTACCTAAGTCTATTTCTTTAATTGACATTTTGTGCCTCATTTTATTGTCTTCAATTTCTTTTCAAAATCTTTTATTGCGTCTTCCTTAGTACCGTACTTCTTTAGTATAGTAGTAAGTTCGGTTGGATTAGTAGTTTTCAGAAAACGAATATACTCAAACACTTCGCTCTTTCCAAGTTGAAAATGGTTACAAAATAAAGTAATCATTTCTGGTTCTATGTTAACTCTGTTCTTAGCTTTAACATACTTTAGAAAGAACGAATGTTTTGGTAGAGTATCCGATAATAGTTTATAATAATCTTCTGATGATAATATTCCATTCGAGTATTTTTGAAATTCGTTTATAACTTCCACAAATTCCGGCTCCATAGAGAAGAAACGTGAAATCATATAGTTACTCCAACTCTTCTTATCTTCTTCAGATAAGTCTTCCCACTTTGTCTTACGTAGTGTAACACCTTTTAAGTGGTCGAATATATTCTTAGCAGCCATTATTAAAATCCTATTAATCGTTTAGTTGTTGTCTTTTTGATGGTAAAAATTCTTCATTAATATTTCCACACTCAAGACAAGCGTATGTTGGAATTGGAATAATTCCTTCTTGTCCAGTTGGTGAAAGTAATGCAGAAATCTTTTTAAAGAATGTTACTGCATGAAAAAACTTCCCGCCACAATTAGAACAAGCAATATCACTTGCTTGATTTAAGTCAACATTAATTCTTTGTCCTTCTTGTCCTGGTGGTTGTCCACCTCCATTAATATCAAATACACTCATCCTTTCCTCCTTTGTTCAATTTCCATAATAATTTGAATAAACATTGCCATTGCATTTATTTCGTGGTCAACCACAAAACTATCTTTATATTGTGTCTCTGCAATGATTAAAATAATAGTTGATACAAAACCGCTTGCGTAACTATCTACATTATCATAGAGATAACGAAACAGTTGATTAAAATCTCTCGCATGATTGTCTGCAAGTATCTGACGAATACCTTCAAACTTCTCTTTTTTGTTTTTATTTGATTTCAGTAAATCAACAATAGTTGAAAAGTAATTAGTTTCCACTAATGTTGATTCATCTAATTTCAGTTTACCATCGATTACGCATCGTTGAGTTGTATTAATAACTCTACGAATATCAGGATAGTTTGAATTGATAATACTAACAAGGTGTTCTTTGTTGTATGTAACTTTCTCGCTCTCCAAAATGCTTACGATGTGTTGTGCAACTTCTTTCTTTGATGGTGGTACTATGTTAAAGATTTGACAACGAGATTGAATCGGGTCAATAATCTTTTCAACATAGTTACAAGTTAAAATGAAACGAGTAGTTTTACTGAATGTTTCAATTACATTACGAAGTGCTGCTTGAGCATTGGGCGTAAGATAATCACTTTCATCAAGTATAATAATTTTTAATCCACCAAATCCAATTGAAGAAGCAAACTGTTTGATTTTATCACGAACAGTATCTACGGAGTTTTCGTCTGACGCATTGATATAAATGTAGTTATCTTTTGCGATAGAGTTCGCAACAATCTTAGCAAGAGTTGTTTTACCGCTACCAGCATCGCCATGTAAAAGTAAGTGCGGTACATCATTGGTTTTAATATATTGTTCAAAAGTTTCTTTAACTGTTGGATTCCCAACGTAAGTTTCAAGTGTTTCGGGACGATACTTTTCGTTCCAAATTGTATGAGATGTGTTAAACATACATAACCTATATTTTTAATAATTAATTTCTACAAATATACGAATTTATTCCTTATCTACCAACGGCTTACGAAATATAAAAATAGGTTCTCTTTTATAACCAGCACCCATTACAGAAGAAAGAATAAGATTTATAGTATTTTCTTCAATAAATCCAGCTTCTTTTGCATA